CCTGTGATCTCCCATACACCGTTCTCTGCTATAACAACAAGAGATGCACGAGCTACCACTAGCTTAACAATGTTAGCAGCTTCAGCTATCTTAATGAAGCCACCATCTGTAGCTACAAGAGCGAAGTCATCCTCAGATGTAGGATCTGCTGCTTGGTGGCACTTCTCAAACTGTTTGAAGTTCTCAATACTCTGTGTAAAAAACAGACACCCTGTGTAATCAGGACTTTGATCTTGAGGCTCATCTATCTGGCTATCAATGCCTGAGTAGAAAAGCCTGTTGGCGTATGTTGCAATAGTCGATATGTTACCTTCTTCTGCGTCCGTAGCAAGCGGGGAAGATGTGTCGTCTACTTTAAGAGAACGAGAAGCCCCTCTATTAAACGCATCAATAATAAACCTACCTCTAGGAGCAGGGGATGTAACACCTCCTGTGTATGTGTTTATCAAAGCAACCCTTGTAGCAGCATCCCCATTTGAATCTGTTGTGTTTATCAAAGGGCGCAGGTCGGAGTTAGCAGGGTATCCAAACTGACCTGAGACACCCCCTCGGTAGATAGTAGCCCCTGTCGCTCCGCTGCCGTACTTTTGAATAAGATCCCATCTTGTACCTCTGAACCTATCCCCTAAACGATAGTCGCTTCGTATAGTAGAGGTAGGGCTAGAATAGAAAAAAGGATACGCTATGTAAAGAGGCACGTCTACTGCTTGCTCTTGTACATCAAAAAGAGGATTCCTCTCATTAAACCAACCTTGGTTCATAAGGTTGTAATCGTGCTGTGGTGTCAATACTGTTGGTCTTTCATCTACATCTAAGTTGTCTTCAACACCCCACAAGTCTCTTACTTTTATGTTGATAGGGCTGCTCGTAAACATAGCCGCAGCTACAGTCTCTTTAACACCTGTTACGTCATTTCTTACCACAGCTGTTTCTGTAGCATTAAACTCCACATAGATAGGGTGGTACATCTCTTTGCTGGCTACAATCAACACACCACCTACTGAGGTGAAGGACATGGGTTCATTACCAGAGATACTCACAGGCAGGATGTCTGTGTCCATAACCAAAGGCTGTGGGTTGCCAGAAGCATCTAGGTTCAGCATAGATGTGGACAATGTGTCTGAGAATAGATCAGTGAACCACAACCGATTACCTATCTGTATCACACCAATAGACACAGTGGGATCATTATTAACATTAGTCCACTTGTAAGTCTGTATGGCATAGTTACCCACTGAGGTAGCTGTACGCTCAGTGTCTATAGTTGTACCTGTGCCCTCAATAGCCATCCCCAATCTACGCTTAATACTACCATCCCTATTCAACTCAAAGTTTTGTAGGTCAATGGCAGCATTCTCTGGGAATGTTAGGGCTGTAGCTTCTGTAATCAAACCTCTTACAAAAGAATTACGCTCTATACTACTCTTCGCTATAGGCATTGTTAGATTTTCTCACACGTTTCTTAGGGATGTATGCAGCTATGGCGCTCTCTGCTCGTGTCTTAGATGTGTAATACCCACTTAGTTCCTTGGGCATCTGACCGCCACCCTCGTAGTGTACGAAGAATCCGTATGGCCCTTGCTTTACTTGTAACTGCTTTGTCATTTCAATCCCCTTCGGCTGTAGTCTGGCATACGTATACCACCGGCTGCTCTCCAGCTCTTACGTGACATAGCGTTACGCTGACGTATGGCCTGTTGTTCTGCTTTGTTGTCTGTTAGCTGCTTTAGCCGTGAGAAGCAAGCAGCCTTCGCCTCAGCAAGAAGACGAGAGAAGGCTTCGTCAGGTAGGTCTGGTATGAAATCATCGCTGAGCGTCCATGAGGGGCTTCTGGAGGCCATACACTGTGACTTAGACTGTTGAAGGTTAGTCTCTACTGAGCTGTCATAGGCATTGAACACAATGTACTCATCATCAAAGCTCGTCCAATACAGGGGAGCTTGGTCTGTCTTGACAGCAATCTTTGCATCTGAGAAATCTGTTACGCTTATTACATTGGACTCATCAGTCTTGTATGAGTTGACAATAGCTAAGAACTCGTCTGGATACTTATACTCTACATCCTGATACTTAGCCTGTGTCTCTCCTGACTTACGCTTGTCATACTTCAGGAGGGTTAGTTCCTTGACATTCTCAGGCAGCTTCATGTGTGTAGGACGTGCTGTTGTAGCACTGTCCAATGGCATCAACCCACGTAGGTGAGGCCAGCTGTCCTTACTGTCAATCAGATCATAGAACGATGACTTGAGTATACCAGCCACCTGTAAACTATCAGGTGTATCGTTGATGCTGTTGACATCATCGCTATCCATATCGGACAGGATGTCTTGAGTCATGTCTAAGAGAGTTAGTTTAGGCATTAGAGTACCTCAGTGATTTTAATGTTGACAATGTGGCTTTCCCAATCCTGTGTACCACCGTCATTCTCAACCCACAGTTCTACGTAGTCATTAGGTTCTAACTGAACTACCGCCATACAAGGGGCAGGTGAGCCTACTGCACTTGCGTTGTACTCCCTACGTGTCTTAGATGCAACAACCTTATCCGTACCGTTTATGTAGAGCCAGTGGTTGAAATTTACATTAGTACCAGCACCTGATGTACCCACAATAGCAACAGAGATGGAGAATGTAGAAGAGGTAAGGCCGTTGTATGTACACCTCCCACCCGTTGTCACTGTAAACTGGTCAGATATGGCTGTTACGAAGTTAGTAGATCCGTTGATAACAGCAGGAACTGTCGATACCAAACCTGTCGTATCTGTCTGTATGTGCAGGTAGGTTTGTGCTGCCTTAGCACTGCTTGATAGCCCTAAGTTATCGAAAGACTCCCACTGTACATCTGCTAGTGTGTAGCCCGAAATAGGTGTGGTGATTGACGCAAAGCTACAGAAGTTAAGCCTGCCCGTCTTACCAGCGTTTATGTTACCACCACTAACTGCAACTACCATGTGGTTAGTGGCAGAGGCGTAGCCAAACCCGCATCGGAAGAAGCTACATGTGTTGAATGTTGCGCTATCTAAATCAACAGCTACTGTATATCCTGTGATGAACTCAACTAAGTCCATTATCAATATGTTACATGCGCCTGAGAACGTGATCTTATCTGTAAAAGATACAGCAGCCCCTTTGTCCCAGAAAAAGGAGTACCAATCGTGTACAGAACCTAGACTGCTTGCGCTATTGATCGTCATTTCTTTTAAATAGGCAGACTCGAAAGCACCGCCTGTACAATCAAAAAGTGTACCTGTAGAACAGGTGATCCCGAAGCCACTCAATGTAAAGCTCGAAGCTGCGGTTATAAAATTAGTAGTGGTAGTAGATGTCAGGCTTGTCTTCGCTGCATCTACACCTTTGATGTATGTGTTGGAAGACAGTACAAGGGTGTCAGAACCTAGATCAATGTGTCCATCTAACCTGTAGATTGTGTCAGCAGCTAATGTCCTCACACCTAGATTAGCAGCTGGGAGGTCTGCGGCTGTCTTAACAATCACCTCTAAATCATAAGCGCTTGGGATTGCTGTCCAAGAGGCTGCACCGGGAGCTGAAGCTGTGTATACTTGACCAGCTGATGCACCGTCTAAACCTTTGACATCGTGACGTTCACCGTCAACTATACTGCTATGCTCAATAGCCATTTTTTTCTCCTATGTTACCGTATCTAGTACGATACCATTTAAATTATAAAGGATTGGGAGGCCCGAAGACCCCCCTCCCCTAATGGTTTACACTTTACGTACTGTTACAACTAACTTACCTTTACCGCCTGTACCGCCAGCAGTAGTACCAGATACTAGCACAGATACATCTGTGTCAGCAGCTAGGACAGCGCCTTGTGCAAAGGTTCCGTTGTAAGAAGCTGGAGCATAAGTACCAACAGCACCAGTGGTGTTGTCGAACTGTACACCATTAGTAGCAATACTGCCGTTAGTGCCAAACTCGATGTCGTTGTCAGCATTACCCATAGTAACAGCTTCTACAATTTCAAGTACAGCACCTACGATTACGCTACCGGCTGGGATAGTCAAGCCAGTGTCGTAGTCAGCAGAGCCAAGCTCGTCACCGTCGAAGTAGAGGACGTAATCACGAGCAGCACCGCCACCCTCGATTACACCGCCACTAATGACAGCTGAGTCTTGCGTATCACGAAGACCGTAGTGAGCGTTTGTAGACGCAGCACTGCCGCCAGCTTGGTCTTTCTCTTCATTACCTACCCCACCGAAGGGGCTTGATTGATATGACATTATTTAGTCTCCTCTTAGTTAGCGACAGTTAAGGCTGAGTCACAATAGATAACACCCAGCGAGTCTTGACGCTGAACACCATCACCCCAACGAGTCTTAGTAACAAACTCATCACGACCTTTACTGATGTCACGATCGGTTTCAGTAGTAGGAGTCTGTCTCCAAGCTACCATTCCGGGCTTGCACTGGTCGTCAGCTACACACATAAAGATGTTAGCAACACCAGCACGAGTGATAGTGTTACCATCAACATTGAAACCAGCACCGCAAGTAGGTAGACGGTTTGAAGTCCAGATCTGCCATCCGTGAATGTCAGTAACAAACTTGTGATCCTTGTCAAAACCATCTTTAACAAGCTGTTGGAACAACTCACCTGAAGCACCAATACCACCAGTGTTACTGGTAAGCTGGATAGTCTTCGAGAATGCTGCTGCAACAATAGGATCAACCAAAGCAATACGACCGTTCATAGGTACGTTGGCTTTGTCGAATGCTAAGCGCATGTCGATCAAGTCAGCTTCAGTCATTACTTGGTTAGTACCACCAGACGCAATAGATCGGTGAGCAAAACCGTTGATGTCGTTAGATCCACCTTGAACCTGACTAGCATCTAATGTAGCAAGGAAGCGTGATTCAAAAGTTTCTTGAATGGCACGAGTACCTTCAGACGCGCGCATTGACAATAGCTGCTCTACTTGAGCACCGTCTTGACGCATAATGTCAGTCACATAGAACCCGTCACCGATGTAATCGCTGATTTGAAGCTGGATATTACCAGACTCAATTGGGTTGTAAGTGATGTCTTCGTCTTCAGTGATTTCCTGAATGGTTGCACTACCAATGGTTTTAATATTGAGAGTGGTTCCGTTAGGGAAGTCAGTTACGTTACGATATAAAGTATTCGGTAACAAGCCGTCATGCAGATTCTGCAAGATGAAGGTCGAATACTGAGTCGCCTCAATGAAGGCGGGGTTACTTGAGCTAGTGATAGCCATTGTATTTCTCCGTTAAGTTAGTTTAGACATTGCTTCTGCTTTTGCAGCAGCCCACTTACTAGGTAGTTCACTGTTTGTCCCGCCGAACTTAGCCATGTAATCAGGTTGTGTTTTCTCCACCGGACG